CGCACTGTTAAGGCTGCACGAGCGGCTTCTGACAAAGGTCGGCCATCTAATCCTACAGATCCAGCTGCGCGTATTGCGCGTAGGGCAGTTAAAGAGGATGAAGCCAAGAAGCTTGATCAGAAGCTTGATCGCCAAGGTCGTGTTCAAGCTAAAAGAACGCAGCGAGTTGGTGAAAGGCGCCTTAAGACGGCAGGCAAGGTTGGCAAGGTTGGTGCTGGACTTGCGGCGGTTGGAGCTGTGGCTAGTGCGTTGTCCAAAGATGACAAGCCAAAAGCCAATGCCAAGCCTGTGAAGCGCGGCCCTTCGATGAAAGAAGCGGGCGCTAATATTAGAAAATCCCAAGAAGCGTTTGAGCGTCGTAGACGCAGCAATCGTCAAGCGGAGTCGGCCATGAGGTCGGTTCAAAAATCTAGAGCGTTGGGTGAAGCGGCTGCAAGAGATCCGAAAGCTACCAAGCCTACGCCGCCAAAAGCGCCTCCTACAACCTCGGTCAAGCCTCCAAAGGCAGGCCCGAAGGTTACTAGCGGTGCGACTAAACCTACGCCGCCTAAAACAAGAACGACTCCAAAAGTAGTTTCTCCCCCCAAGGTCACAAAGAGACCTACGGTCACGGGCGGTGGCACGACTATGGCGTCTAGGAATGTTACTCGCGAAGGGCCAATGGGCAAAAGAACGCTTGCAAATGTTACTCGTGAGCAATTAACAGCCTCTGGACTTTCTCTTAACAACGCGGGGTTAAAAAAGTATTTAGATAAATTTGATGAGTTAGGCCGCAGACCTAAGCCATCTGATTTTAAAAAGACAAAAGAAAAGGCTTCTAAAAAAAGAACTACAAGTAGGGTTGGTTCTCCTGCAAGTGGCGCGAATCGTCGGCCCAAGCCTGCTGGAAAGGCCGCGGGTGGCATGATGAAGTCTAAGATGGCATCTAAGGGTGGCGCTCGTGGTGGAAAGAGAGTCCCTCCCGGCATGATGGGCGGAGGCATGATGAAGTCCAAGATGGCTTCTAAAGGCGGTGCCCGTGGCGGCAAGAAGATGATGATGCCCGGTGGCATGAAGAATGGTGGCATGGCCTCTAAGGGTGGTGCACGCGGTGGCAAGAAGTTCCCTGATCTGACGGGAGATGGTCGCGTTACACAAGCAGATATCCTGAAAGGTCGTGGTGTCACCAAGAAGAGAAATGGCGGCATGATGAAGTCCAAGGGTATGGCCAAGGGCGGTGCTATGACCAAGAAGGGTATGGCGAAAGGCGGTGCCATGAAGAAGAAAGGTTATGCCAAAGGAGGCATGGCCAAGAAGGGTTACTCCAAGGGTGGTGCGGTTCGCGGCAAGCCACGCGGAGTAGGTGTAGCACTACGGGGTTACGGGAAGGCTCTTAAAAAATAAGGAACTACTTTGCCCTATCTACAAAGCAACATCCCGCATTTCAAGGCGTGGGTGAGAAGGGAATATACTGTTAATCACGAGCGATACCATGGTGAGTTTTTACACGCCATGGTTATTGCTGTTACTACCATGCCCACGAGGTGCTTGAGTTTTCAGGTGATCTTTACGGGTTGCGAATCGGATGAAGATGAGGAAGAACCAAACGTCCACGGCGGAGCCATGTGGGCAAGAATGCCAATCACCGCGCTTGTTGCGGATACCCCCCTGGACGAATGGCCAGACCCTATGGCGGTACATCATGCCCAGCCTTGGGACTGTTCTAGTCACCACCATGCTGTATATGTTCTAGATCGTGCAACGCCATGCCCTTGGCTGGCGAAGATCGATGGCGAGTTTTATCCTGCAAAGTATTTGTTCACTGTGGATTATGCAGAGAATGAGATTGCAGATGACCCTGCGCAGCACAAGCAGAGTCATGTGATGGAGTTGTTAGATGCTGGTGAGTGGACGGGAAATATTGTAGCCTTGCCCAACAACAGGGTGAGGGTCACGCATCCTGCGTGGTTTGAGACAGGTGAGGGTGCCCCCGATTTTAAGCCATCTCAGCATATACATTACAGCAAGTCCGATTTAGATTACGTTCTGGATACACGACAGATCTTTGATAATCTGTACGCAGACAGAGAGTAGCCTGCAGGTAAAACAATATGGCAATTGAACGCGGCGTAGACGATGTTGATATAGATGAGTTGGATATTGAGGACAACTCAAAAGAGATTGTTTTAGGCGTTGCGTCTGAAGATGAATCAATGTTTGACGAAGTTGAGGAGGGCGATGAAGTTCTTCTTGATGACGGCACCATGGTGTTTGGTATGGATGAGATGGCAGATGAGATGCCTGTTGATTTCAATGCCAATCTTGCAGAGTTCATGGATTCGCAGGACTTAGGTCGCATATACAGCGACTGCATGGGCGATATTAAGGATGACAAGTCTTCTCGCAAAGAGTGGGAAGACCAGTACAAGGAAGGACTTGAGTTCCTTGGGATGAAGTTTGAAGACCGCACAGAGCCATTTGATGGGGCGTCTGGCGTTGTTCACCCTCTTCTCGCGGAATCGGTCACACAGTTTCAGGCTCAAGCATACAAAGAGATGTTGCCATCTGGCGGGCCTGTTAAAACACAGACTGTAGGGTTTGGTACTCCTGAGACCGATCTACAGGCTGCGCGTGTTCAGGAGTACATGAACTTCATGATCACGCAGGAGATGAAAGAGTATGATCCTGAAACGGATCAGCTGTTGTTTTATCTCCCGTTATCAGGCAGTGCGTTTCGTAAGGTGCACTTTGACCCTACTGTAGGTCGGCCTGTTTCTCGTTTTATCCCGTCTGAGAAGCTGATTGTGCCTTATGGCACCACCAGTTTGGACAATGCACCGCGTATCACGCATGCGATTGATATGTCGATGAACGATGTGCGCAAGCTTCAGCAGTCTGGTTTTTATCGCAAGACCAAGATGAAAGATGCGACGGACTACGTTGATACAGATGAGATTGAAGAAGAGATAGATGAGCTTCAGGGTGTGAAGCCATCAGGCAGTTCAAACGATGAGTGCGAACTGTTTGAGATGCACGTTGATCTAGATATACCAGGGTATGAAGATCTTGATGCGCAAGGTGAAGAGACAGGCATCAAGCTGCCGTACATTGTTACTTTATCACCCACTCAGAATACTGTTCTGTCGATTCGTAGGAACTATCAGCAGAACGATCCAATGCGCAGACGCATTGATTACTTTGTGCACTACAAGTTTTTACCCGGCGTCGGATTTTATGGATTCGGATTGACCCACATGATTGGTGGGTTGTCGAAAGCATCGACTTCTATCCTGCGTCAGTTGATTGATGCGGGTACACTTGCGAATCTACCTGCTGGTTTCAAGGCTCGTGGCATACGGATTCGTGACAATGACACGCCGTTGCAGCCTGGTGAGTTCAGGGATATGGATGCGCCAGGGGGTTCACTCCGCGATGCATTGATGCCTTTGCCGTTCAAAGAGCCAAGTGGCACGCTTCTTTCGCTGCTGGGTATGTTGGTTGATGCAGGCAAGCGATTTGCGTCGATTGCAGATATGCAGGTTGGCGATGGTAATCAAGAGGCTCCTGTCGGTACGACGATTGCGCTTTTAGAGCGCGGCAGTCGTGTGATGAGTGCGATACACAAGCGGTTGCACTACAGCCAGCGTGTTGAGTTCAATCTGCTTGCAAGAGTGGTGAAAGAGTCACCGCTCAAGACATACCCGTACATGATTGCGAATGGTCAGCAGCAGTTGATGGCAACTGACTTTGATGACCGCATCGACATCATTCCTGTGTCTGATCCGAATATCTTCTCTATGAGCCAGCGTGTGATGCTTGCGCAAGAGATGATGCAAATGGTTCAGTCGAACCCGCAGATTCATGGGCCGCAGGGGATCTATAACGCATATCGTCGTATGTACGAAGCGATGGGTGTACAGCAGATTGAGCAGCTTTTGCCTCCACCTCCGCAGCCACAGCCTATGTCACCTAGCATGGAGAATGCTGGGTTCTTGCAAGGTCAACCTGCACAGGCGTTTGCAGATCAAGACCATGACGCGCACATCGCTGCGCACATCTCTTTGTTGAGATCACCAATTGTGCAGAACGTGCCACAAGGTCAGATGCAAATAGCTGCGATGATTCAATCGCATATCTATCAGCATATTGACTTCAAGGCGCGTGAGATGGCGATGCAAGACCCGCAGATTATGCAGATGAACCAGCAAATGCAGATGATGCAACAGCAGGCTCAGATGGATCCTATGATGCAGCAGCAGTTGCAGATGATGCAGCAGCAGATGATGCCGATCATGGAAGACAAGGTCGCCACCATTACGACGCAGTTGCTTGAGCAGTACGCACCAGCGATGTCGGCACAAACAGAGGAAGATCCTTTGGTCGAGTTGCGTGACCGTGAGCTTGATATCAAAGAAGCGGATATGGAAAGAAAGGCGCGTGAAGCCCAACAACGCATCAGAATTGAGCAAGAGCGTGTTGATAATAATAAAGAATTAGCCGAAGATCGCATGGATCTTCAGTCTGAAACGGCTGAGATGAAAGATCAGATTGCCAGAGAGCGCATTAATGTTCAGCGTTCTGCCCAGATGGCGAAAACGGCTGAGAACGTAGCCAAGAATTTCTTCGGAAATTAGGAGGACAAATGAGTTCAGTACGCCAAAAGATGGCCGAAACACAGAAGGCCCAGAACAAAGCAGAAGAGCAAGCACGCCTTGGCGTTGAAGCGGTTGCCCCGGTTGTTGAGCCGCCCTCTGAAAAGCCAAAAACTGAGAAAACTGAAAAACTGGAAGCCAAGCCTGCGCCCAAGAAGGCCGCACCTAAGAAGGCACCAGCAAAGAAAGCTGCAGCACCTAAGAAAGCGCCTGCTAAGAAGAAAACAACCACATCGTCTGCACCGAAAGGAAAGAAGTAATGAAAAGACAAACCAGCTTCCCGCAGCCCAAGGTCACTGATAGCAAAGTAAGTATTAAGGATCAGGGCACTGTTAACTACGCAAAAGAAGAGTCTGTAGCCACACCGACTACATCCAAGCCTTATGGTGCGGGCACTATGCGTGGCACAGGTGCTGCATTGCGTGGTAAGAAGTTTTCTGGCATTTACTAGGAACGTCAAATGGCTGAACCTAAGTATCGCACGGTCAAGATACCCAAGCCGCGCTCTCGTGGCATTCGGGGCAAGATGGCGTTGCAACAATGGCAGCGCAGTGGTGGCCGTCAAAAGCAAATACTGAACCCAGAAACAGGCAAGTATGAAAAGGCTCTCTTTGGCGAAGCTGGCCAGAGACAGGTTCAAAAGCTTTATCCGACGAAAGAACGCGGCGAGTCGATCAAGAAGGTAGGTGAAGCCAAGGTAGAGCAAGCCAAGCGACAAAAAGCGGGCGCTGCTGAAGCTAAGAAGAAAGCTGAAGCGTTGCTTGCAGAGACAAAGAAGAAACGAAAAGAAAAAGAAGCTAAGGCTAAGGCTGAGAAAGAAGCAAAAGCTAAAGCAGAGCCTGCACCACCACCGCCAACCACAGGCAGATTGACTCGTGGCCCTGGCCCAGAAGCACCTCCGCCTCCACCTAGAATTCGTATTACAGAGGAAGCACCTAAGCCGCCTATGGTTGATCTTGCTGAGCTTCCTATTCGTGATCAGGTAGAACTTAACACTGTGTTGAAAGATTTGAAGAACAAGGTTATTTCTCCAGACTTCAGAACACCCACACAGGCTGAGATTGCAGAAGCTGTAACTAAAGCAACTGGCGGCAAGTTCACACCTCCTGTCGCAAAAGTTGCAGAGCCTCCGCCACCAAAGGCAGAGCCTGTTGT